GGCTACTTCTATTTAGATCATACAGGTGGCGATAGAACTTTTAATATAGATCAGGAATCTACTTTAGACAATGATTGGCTTAAGATTATCTCTTCTGGGTCTAATGGCACAGTTTGCGTTACTCAGTCAGACGCAACAACTTCATTCGTCTGTTGATATAGGTTCTATATCTGAACTTAGAGGCAACGCACAAGTCTTAAGAGACAAACCTTATGGTGCTGAACTAGAATTCGACATACAACAAATGGATGATGTCCGCACAGAAGCGGGCAGAGTTGCTATAACTTTTGAAGACAGCTCTACGGTCAAACTCACAGAGCACTCTAAATTAGTTATAGACGAATACATTTACGATCCTGACCCGTCAAAATCTAAAATGGCCTTGAAGTTTGCCAGTGGCACAGCACGATTTATCACGGGTAAGTTCAATAACAAAAGTAACATATCTATCAAAACTCCTACGGCAGACATAGCAATCCGTGGTACTGACTTTACTTGCACCGTAGACGAGTTAGGTAGATCTCTTGTCATACTGTTACCAGACGAGAACGGTATATCCAGCGGAGAGATATTAGTGACAACCGCAGCGGGTAGCGTAACCTTAAATAAACCATACCAGGCAACTACTGTATCTGTGTATGAAAACAGCCCTACAAAACCAGTTACATTAGATATATCGTTAGACTTGATAGATAACATGCTAATTGTTAATCCGCCTGAACAAACGCAAGAAGATTTAGAGCAGACACGAACGCAAGCTTCAGCCGACTATTTAGATTTTAACGATCTAGACATAGATTTCTTAAACGAAGACTTTCTTGATGCAGAACAGGAACTGGAGTTTACAGAGCTGGACATCAACTATTTAGATGTAAACTTCTTGGAAGACTTGCTCAACGTACTAGACGCACTGGCAATATCTAAAGAGGAGGACGCACTTAAACAAGGTGGTGTTGGCATACGTATCGTTGGTACAGAGATAGGTCAGGATAAAGATACACAAATAACAACGATTATTACGGGACAAAAAATTAGTCTAATCAGAGCAGTTAATCAAAGTGCTAGACTGGACTTAGATGGATCACAAAGTTATACAGTTATATTGATACAGGACGGTGTAACAAATACAGTTAAAGTTAACGGTGGGTCTTCTACAACGATTACAATAAAACAAGGAACAGAATGAAAAAACTCCGACTACCAGGTTTGATAGCTTTACTTGGACTACCTTTAGTCTTACAGCTTACACCGCTAGAGATACTAAAGCTCAAAGTGTTTGATGCGTGGACGAAGGACCAAGAACCTTCACAATACTTTACGATCTTAAACATTACGGAAGAAGACATTGCAAACGAAGGAGGCTACCCTCTGTCTAGACAAACGTTGGCGCAGATACAAATAAACCTTTTACGAAGTGGTGCAATTGGAGTGGGGTGGGTTATGGCTTTCCCACAACCAGATAGATTTGGAGGCGACTTTGACTTTGCAGAAGCTTTGTCCTTCTCTCCTAGTGTTCTTGCAATGTTTGAGGGAGAGGGTACGTATCCTCCAACCACGGGCACAGTTATCTTAGGAGAAGACACGGGTGGCATTATGGCAACAGGTGTCATAGAGAACATTGAGGTTTTAAAACAAAGTGCCAGTCAGGGCATAGCTGTAGCCAGGACAGACGTAGACAACTTAGTTCGCAGACTACCTTTGTTGATGCGCACACCTGATGGATGGGTATCTGCATACGGCACAGAGGTGTTGAAAGTTTTAGCTGGAGCGGATACTTACGTTTTAAAAACGAACGACAACGGACTTGAAGAGGTACGAGTCAAAGGACTTCCTCCTGTTCCTGTAGATTCTTTTGGTCGTAAATGGATTAGCTGGGTAGATACGCCTCAGACCACGCTACAAGAAATGAATGTGGAGAATAAATTTGTTTTTGTAGGATTTACTGCAAAAGGAATAATGCCTCAGTTGGCCACACCTGTAGGACTGTTGGAACCTCACAAGATACAAGCTGCTCTGGCAGAATCGATACTGATAGAAGACAGTCCTTACATACCAGATTACGCATTGGCTGTAGAAATGGCAGCTTTAGTAATCGGCGTAGTCATGATGTGGCTGTTGATAAACTTCTTTGGCATTACGTTTGGTGTAACCTATGCTTCTCTATTTATGGCAGGAACTTTGTTTGGTGGCTACACAGTGGTACAACAAGGAGTATTGATAGATGTAACGTGGACTTTTATAGCAGAGTTTATAACGGCCACTGTAGCTTTCTACACACGATTTAGAGAACAGTACAAACTACGACAACAAATTAAGAAACAGTTTGAACATTACCTCGATCCTAGACAAGTTAAGGCTTTACAAAAAGATCCTAGTTTACTGAAGTTGGGCGGAGAACGAAGGAACTGCACGTTTTTATTTACAGATGTACGTGGCTTTACTGCAATGAGTGAACGCCTGGAACCAGAAGAAGTCACAAAGATTATGAACGAAGCTCTTACAATACAATCAAATGCGGTTAAAAAGTATGGTGGTATGGTAGATAAATACATAGGCGATGCAATGATGGCTATATTTAATGCGCCCCTGGACTTAGACAACCACGAAGAAGCAGCTGTACTATGCGCACAGGAAATACAAAAACAATTCAAAGACTCTTCCATTGAAGTTGAGATTGGCGTAGGAGTAAACACTGGTGAAGCTGTGATTGGTAACTGTGGATCGGCTACTAGATTTGACTACACAGCTATTGGAGACGCAGTAAATTTAGCAGCTAGACTTGAATCCAGCACGAAGGAAGTAGGGGAAGACATAGTGATAGGAGAAAACACAGCACAAGCGTGTGGCATACCTTTAGCTGTACTACCTTCTATCAATGTGAAAGGCAAACAGGACAAGATAAAGATATTCACCTTGATACGCTAATGCGATAAACTAAACGTATGTCCATATTCGGTAAAGACATTACAGCAGCAGACTTAGCTGCGGGTAACTTACAAGGCTCTGAAAAAGAAAAGTCAGAGTTTAGTAAAGCTTTGCGATTTGGCTTAGACCAGCCAACAGAGAATGTTGCAACAACATTACGAGCACTAGGATTTGATACACAAGCAGATGCTTTAAGTGGCTTAATAGATGCCCCTAAAGACTATGACTCAAAAGCAGCTCAGTTTGTAGGAGAGGAGGGAATGTACGACTTTAGTGCTTTACCTTTAGCTGTAGTAGAACAAGCGGGGCAACTGGGCGGATCCTTACTATCTAGATTTGCTGGAGCCAGTGCAGGTTCAGTAGCGGGGCCACCTGGTATTGCTTTAGGAGCTATACTTGGACCAGGATTATTCGAGGCTGTGCAAATAGCAGGGCCAGTAGCATTAGAAAGAGCTAGGAATAACGGTAGGACAGAACCAGATACCTCTGATTGGGCAGCTGCTTTAGGTACTGCAACTTTTTCTGGAGTCTTAAATGCTATCGGTGCTAAAAACATTGGTAAATTAAACACTACATTAGCTGGTTCAGGAGTGCGAGAAGGGAGCACAGAGTTCTTACAAGGACTTACCGAACAGTTTGGTAGCACAGCTGGGACAGACAAGGGACTAGAGTTAGATTTGAGACAAGCAGGTGGTGAAGGATTGATAGGTGGTGCTACAGGGTTAGGAGCACAAGTGCCTACTTCCACACTTCAAACAGCACCGCAAGCTATTGAAAAAATTAAAGATTTACTGCCTACACAACGTCCGACTACAGCTCCTATGGCTGTCAGAGGCATGCAAGACACAACTGATCCAAGACGAATAGAAAGACGTAGAGAAGCAGAAACGATTACCCAAGCTAACCAAGAGTTTGAAAACAGAGCTCCAGAAATAGATCCCGAACAGCCTAGCGCACAAATTACCGATCAAGAAGTGCAAGATACTTTTTTAGAAACACACGATGAAATTATTAACCAGTTCATGATGCAAGATTTTGGAGAAGTAGACAGAGCAGTGCGTAATGCTGGGTTTTTAGATGTGCAGGATAATATTCGCGCTAACTTTGAACTGTTTGATCCAAGATATGGTGAAAACAGCCCAATGACTGTTAACCAAAGAATCAGAGACTTTATTGGCGAGGCAATGCGATCTAGAATACAAGCAGCTGACACTGACAAAGTTGTTAATCAAACAGTAGACCCACGTTTTGATTTTGAAGCGGTACCTTTAAACCCGCAAGAAGACATATATTCAAGGCAAGAAGACATATATTCAAGCGAATATCGCCCTTTTGGCCCTGTGACAGCGAGCATAGCTTCTGCAGAGACAGGCATTGACCCAATGTTCTTGTCCACCTCAACTTTAGTACCGTTCTTGACTAACCTTCCACAGGTTATGAGCGCGGAACAGGCCATGAAAACAATTGGCATAAAAGAAGAAGGCAATTGGTTTAAACCTTCAAAAAGTGAGAAAGCCGTCACTGATCGTGTAAGAGAAGCAGTAGACTCAGGGGTAGCGGAGTTTTTACAGCAGAAGAAGAACCAAGGACAACCTGTAACCAGAGACGAAATATCTGGTCTTTTCTACGATCATTTAGGAAGGTTTCAAACCATTCCTACTTATGGCCAAGAGACGCAACACAAAGACAACTACAAAATGCAACATGACGGAAGACAATACGATCAATTTGCTAGACTTGGCCCCGAAGCAGACGTTGAGTTATGGACTATGTATGATGCTCGACTACCAGCTGGGGAAACTAAAGAGAGTAGCCCTTACTACAATAGAATGTCTGATGCTACGCACAACCCTCATGGTGAAGGAACTAACTTTTGGATAAGGGGCACACAAGTACAAGAAATGGAGTCCAACAAATCAGGTTTAGTTTTAGACGAAATACAATCGCAGATTCACGAACACGGGCAAGACCCAGAAAGAGCTGAGGTTTACCTATCAGACGTATCTAGAGAACAAGAAGCAGATTTAGAGCCTATCAGACAAAAAATAGAGACTTTTGAAAATGCAAGTAGACGATTCCGTAACGCACTTGAAGAAAGTCCAGACTTTGATGGTGCGCCTAATCTTTTTGCCAGTGATGTATCAAACGCGTTAAGAGATAATCCAGTTTTAGCTCCTACTGTAATAGCAGCAGAACTAGGTTCTGTTTCTCCTGAATTTAAAACGAAATATGATGATTTTAAGGATAGAAGAGATAAACAAGCTGCAGAAGTTTTTGGAGATATTCTCTATGAAGAACAGCCTTTTGCTGAGTTTGGTTACCCTTTAGATCAATCCTATCTTTATACAATAGGAACCTTCTCTCCTAACCCTGATGCAGTCGCTAAAGATGTGTATCGTAGGTTACAAGAACAAGGTTTTGACGCTAAGGAGTTAGCTTTAACTGATTCAGATATAGCTATCGCTGTTGCAGATGTGGATAGAGCTGCGGTTTCAGCTAATAGAATAGTCTCTGATAGATTTTCAAGAGAACAACAATCTTTAATTAAAGAATATCTTCCTGCGCTGGCTATCAAATACCCTGCTATGAATGAGCTTATAGCTGCGGGAGCTAACTATCCTAGTCAAGAAGATCAAAGAAGAGTTTTAAATTTTGACAATACCAGGTACGAAACGCCTACAGTGCCTAACTACCCGTACAGGAAAAATTGGCCTGGAATGGCGGTAAGGACAGGTATTATTAATGCGCTAGAGAATAATTTAGATGCGGTTTACATACCTGCTGGAGGTGTTGGTGGAGCTCCTAAGAGTGTGTACAAAGCAGCACAAAAAGCAGGTAGACAGTTAGCTCAACAAATAGCTGACCTTGATCCTAACACGGATGCTCAAGATATATACAAGGTGCTACCCGATAGATCGCAAGGAGCTACAACAGACCTCGCTCCTTATGCAGAAATAGATTTAACTGTGTTGAAAAGACTTATTGCAGAAGGCAAGTTCACAGGATTTAAAGGTTACAAAGAAGGTGGTTTAGTTATGAACTACGGTGATTATGGAAGGAGTTATATTTAATGTATGAATACGCTTGCACGGTTGAAAAGGTGGTCGATGGAGATACTATCGATGTTGTGTTGGATCTTGGGTTTGACATTCTTTATAAGTCTCGTGTTCGCTTATTTGGCATTGATACTCCCGAGTCACGTACTCGTAACAAAGATGAGAAGGCTAGAGGAAAAATGGCTTCGGCTTTCTTGAAGGAAGCGATTGAGGACGGAGAGAAAGTAGTCATACAAACAAAGCTCAAGGACTCCAGAGGTAAGTTTGGTAGAGTCTTAGGTGATGTAGTTGTCGATGACATAAACATCAATCAGCTCATGGTTAAATGCCACCTGGCGGTAGCCTATCACGGCCAGTCAAAAGATGACGTAGAAGCCGAACACATGCGCAACAGGGAAGTTCTAATCGAGAAAGGTTTGTTCGAACCAGTATAAATCCCTATACATATCCCATAACCTGAAGTAGAATACATCCACGCTGTAAGATTTTTAGCCCAGCTGGATGGGGGACAGCGTAAGGTTATTAATGGCCTTGAAATCCAGAGAGTGCCAGCAGACGGTGCACTCCATGAGAAAAACATCTGCAGGAAGAGCTGTTCGAGCCAAAACGCCTTGCTTACACTATAATCTTAAGTAAAGCCTCCAGCCCAGTGATCTTCCAGTTAAACATAATGACAGAAGGTCTGGTCTCCTTTAGTACCAGGCCTTTTGTTACACTAGGACACTATGAAGATAAAGAAAGGAACAATAATCGCTGACGTTTACGAACAATGCAGCCCTGAAATGAAAGAATGGTTTGATAACGCGGGACCTGAAGAACACGCTATGTTGTTGGAAGGACTTGTAGATTACAACCTGATACCTCAAGAAATGTACGATCTGATGAAGGAAGTTATAATCGAGCACGATGGACAAATGACTCCAGAGCACTACGCCGAGTTCCTTGCCATGTGGTACAGCCCTTCTTTCAAAAAGAACTTTCAATTGCACTAACCCCTACATTTCTTTATTATTAACCTATTATGATAGGCGATAGTGGCGGAATAGGCGGCGGAATAGATAGGATAGATGTTTCTGCTACACCTTTTGGTGGAACCATGAACTTACCTTCTTCTGCTATGACATACATGGGCCCCTTTACTGGTGGCATAGGAGCTTACGCTTCACCGTTTGGAATGGGAGACTTCACACCTAGCATACCCACGCCCGTGATGCCTAAATTCAAAGAAGAAAAAACCTTCGGACAGAAGGCTGGTGAAAGTATCAAAAATTTTTTAAAGCGTCTGGCGAGGATCCATCCAGCCACGCGTAATGTAATGTTTGCCCGTGACTTTATAAAAGGTCTGCAAAACTCAGAAAACCCGCAAGACTTTGTTAAAGGCGTATTGGGCAATCTAGCTATGCAAAAGGTAGGAGGTAACCTAGGCGTTTCTCCTATGGGTCGTGCTGGCATAGGAACTTTACT